AAATTTTTTATTAATTCAATCATTTTTTTAATAATTTTTTTAAATAAGCATCAATAGTCATTTTACTTTTATTTGCTCTAAATTTTACGTAGTCATGTGTAAGTTTTGAAATCATTGATGCGGGGTTTCTAAATTTTTCATCACACAATGCTCTTAGTATTTTATAATCATTAATTCGCATAGCGACACTTTTCCATTTTGTAATATCCATATTATTTCCTTTAGAATCTTAATAAGTATATTGTTCACAAGTGCGTGTCAATGCCTAAAAGACCAATAAACAAGCCATTTTTTAATGATTGCCCACGATAGCAAAGATATGATAAGATATGACATGAAGTTATATAGATACCACGTTAGATATGCTGGTCATTGTATTAGTCATGACGTATGGGCTTCCAACGATGAGGATTCTAGGAATAATTTCGTAAAAGAACTCAATGATGGTAAATACAAGATGACAAAAGAAATCACGTATTCGCCATCAAAGATGTTTATAACATATGAGGAACTAAATGTTTCTAAATAGTGAAGCCTTGTTGGCAAGAAAAATGATTCTTGAATCTAAATGGAATCAACAATTTCTTGATCAAGGAAAAGAAACTATCGACATGTTAAAAATTGAACTTGAATTGAAAGAACTTAAAAAACAATTAAGAGTTCAAGCAATACGTGACGAAATTTCTAGATTAAAAAACGAAGAAGAAGATATAAATTATATCGCTTCTTAAGTTTGTTTTAATTTTATTACGTTCTCTGTAAAGAGATGAAGACACTTCTCTGTGTATTTTTTCATTTTTCCTTCAAATAAGAATTGGAAATCCGTTACTGTTTTTTTAGCAATATGTCTTTCCCAAACAGCTACATTTAATCTACCAAGAAAATTAACTTCTTCTGGTGTTTTGGCTTTATAAAATAAACTACCATCAGCAAGTTTACCTTTTTTTAATACTGCAAATCTATTAGCGCCATTTCTAACATCGTTATTCCAATCAACAACCATAGGACATAACAATCCCTCTTGCCCCATAGAGAATTTAACAGTTTGTTTAAAATCATTATGAGCAGTATGTATTTGTTTTACATCATCAAACCATAATAACTCTAATCTCATTGGAAATAGTTGATAAAATGGATGTACAATGATCCGTGAGTCGTGGTGCTTGGTCTTAGCTAGCTTGTCCAAAGTCATCTCCTATGCTTATATCTACAACACTCGGTACTTTAAACTCCATACACGTTTCCATGATTTCTTTTATTTTCAATTCATCTCCAGCTTTTACATTGAAACATAATTCATCGTGAATTTGTAATATAGGAAGATAGCCTTGTTCATAACAAGATACGATTGCTTGTTTAGTTTGATCGGCAGCTGATCCTTGTATCAATCTATTTAATGCTTTATATGTAAAGGCACGTTTAATTCCGTCTTTACCATATTTAGCAACAGCGTTTTCAAATGTTTCAGCAGTATGAATACCAAAGTCTCTGGTTTCCCACATATCAAATCTACATTTTCTACCTTTCTTAGTACGAATAACACCCTCATCGTTTGCTTTTTTCATACATCTATCAGATAATTGTTTTACAAATGGAACTTTACGATTATATTTTGATATTAGTATTTCTGCTTCTTCTTTGGATAGTCCTAAAGAGTTGGCCAGTTTATTTTTTCCCATACCATACATTAATCCAAGTCCAATAGTTTTAGCTTGAGATCTTTCAATACCAACTAATTCTGCAATTGTTTGGTGAAAGTCTGCCGAAGCATTTTCATAAGCTCTAACTAGTTCTTGTGAACCCGCATAACCCTCGCCAATGGAAGCCGCATAGTGAACAACCATTCTAGGTTCTTGTTGTGAATAATCAAATGAACCCCACTTATGATCTTCTTCTGGTAAGAATAAGCCTCTAATCTTTTTAGCAAATTCTTTATTACGTGCAGGAAGTTGTTGTAGATTTGGGTTAGACATAGAAATACGACCAGATACTGTTCCCCCTTGATCTGATCTTAATTGATTAATCTCTGCATGAACTCTTCCTTTATGTTCATACTTTAAAATATTTGCAAGGAAAGTATTATGAAATTTATTAATTTCTCTTGCTTGTACAATCAGTTGTGAGATTTGATGTTTAGAATTGTGCAACCAGTTTTGTGTAAAGGATGGTGCACCTGTATTTTCAGTTCTAGGATATTCAATCTTTAATTTATCAAAAGCTTCTCCTATTTGTCTTGCCGCCCAAATATCTACATCTTTACCAACAAGCTTATTAATTTTATGTAGTATTACTTTTTCCTGCGCCGCAAACTCTACAGTTAATCTACTTGCTTTATCAACATCAACTCTAACACCTCTTTGGCGCATCTTAATTAATATTGGAAGTATTTTAGATTCTAATTCCCATATTGTAGTTAGATTCTGAGTTACGATTTCATGTTTAAATCGTTGCCATAATAGGTACGTGAGCCGTGCATCTTGTTCCGCATAGAAACCAACATGCTCTGCTGGTAATTTCCACATCTCAGATTTAGAATCAATACCATGATCTTTAGCCGCTTCATTTAAATCAGTTTCAGCTTTAATCTCACCTAAGTAATCTTTAGATATATTATTTAATGAATAAGACCATCTATTCTCATCTATAAGAGCAGCCGCTATCATGGTATCAATAATAACGCCATTAACAGTCATACCCATAGCTTGTAGCCAACCTAAATCGTACTGAGCATTATGAAATATTTTTTTATTAGGTAATGCACAAACACTCTTAATATATTTAAGAACTTGTTCAGGAACCATGTTACCACCACCAAAATGATTGAATGGATAATAACCCTGCCATCCATCTACGGCTACTGCAAAACCAATTACTTCTCCGTTATTAGTTGCCCAACCAGCACCTAGTCCTTTAGTAATTCCCTCGTCTCTTGTTTCTAAGTCAATTGCAATTTCTGGGTATGAAGATAAATCTTTATATTCACTTGGACACGACCAAATGCTTTTCTTAAACGTCATTGATAGTTGTAGGCTAGTCATTGTAGTCCCTTTCTATAATCATTTCGATATATTGTATTGCTTTAAGCAAATCTTGTTTCTTTCCTTTATCTTGGTGCCGACATATATACTTTATTATATTACCCTCTGCAAACAATATTTTGTTTTTATTAATGAACTGAGATGGTTGTATGGCATACTTTTTATAATGTGCCCCACCAACTTGTTTAAAAAATGCTTTATTACTCATTTCTTCTCCTGTAAGTAGACTAAATAATCTTTACCAACAGGATAGTTGTATTGGTTATCACTTGAAAGCAAATGTAATGTCTTCTTTGCTCTAGTGAACCCTGTGTAATAAACTTTTAGTTCGTCTATTTTGTCTTGTTTATTCTTTCTATTAAAATCAGAGGCGTAATCGTTTTTAGCTGATACAATTACATGATCAGCTTCTCCACCTTTAACAGAATGAATAGTATCTATAATGATTTGGGGTCTCTTGTCCAATTGTTCTTGCCCATATCGCTTTAATAATCTTATGAAGTAAATCTTTTGTTTAGAACTAAAGTTTCTTCTTAATACCCACCACCATTCTTTTGTTTGGAATTCATCATCTAATGATAAGCCACACCATTCTTTTAATTGTTTAAAATCATATGTAGTAAAATCAGGTTGATCTATCCAAAACTTTTCATCTCTATAATTAGAGTTATCAATTTCTCGTATAAATCTATATACATTTTCTGCATTCTTCTTATCAATAGATTTTCCTTTTGATATTGCAGTCCATGCTTTAATTGCGTTCCATTGTTTTTGATCAAAGGATTTAGTTTCTTTGCTATCTTCAAAATACAATCCTGCAGCTTTAGCACCCATTCTTAATTCATTAACGACTTTAGTAACTCTACCTAAAATATACCAAGTACCTTGTAGTTCATTAAAGGGTATCTCCATAAAACTCATATAACGTTTTACATAACCTTGTTCTTTATTAATTGTTTCAAATTCTTTCTCTACGCTATCTAATATTCCTCTACGAACTATTTGAGAGAAATCATATATAGCTTGATTAAATCTTCTTGTTTTATGTAATACGACTTTTCGGCCTGGAAAATATGTAGTAAAATACTTTGGGTCTGATCCATTCCATTTATATATAGCTTGGTCATCATCTCCTGCTAGATAAACACGTTTAACATTATCTACAATCTTATAAATAACTGACCATTGTAATGGTGTAAAATCTTGAGCTTCATCTAAAATTAAAATATCTAATGGTGGGAAAGTTACTTCATTGATAGCTCGTTCAATCATATCTGTAAAATCAATTAAAGGTCTTTCTCTTCCATTAAGTTTATAATGCTCGTAAGTAGATATCTTTCTTTGAAACACATCTATGTTATCTCTCTTATAAGATTCCATTTTATAAACAGACACTGGATCTTTCATCATGTTTCTTGATTTATCATATATACCTAATGACCAATCTTTATAAACAAAGTTATCATCTTCTAATCTACTATCGGAATACTTTATAAACTTTTCTTCTAGTGCAAAATCAATTAAACAATTTTTAATATCAAATATTTCTTCTTCAAAATAGTTTCTGCAATATTTGTGCAATGTTTTAAATCTAGAAAAATCCTTTTCTGTATATTCTGGAAATGTAGCAAGAGTTCTATCTTTTGCGGTATCCACTGCTTTATTTGTAAAAGATATAAAAGCAATATTATTAGGATTAACTCCTCTTTTAATATGTCCCTTTAATACTTTTTCAATTAAAGTATATGTCTTTCCAGTTCCAGGCGGCCCAAATATCTTAACTGTCTTTTTGTATATTTGTTTTAACTTCTGGATTTCTAAATTTTCCTGTGTGGTAGTCATCGTCCATTTCACTTACATTGTTAATTTTTCCGTTGCTCTTTTTTATTGATTGATGATTAATAAACTTTGGCATAAGAGTATTCCAAACATTCTTAACACCTTTATGATATTCTAGCCTAGTGCAATTTAATAAACGTAATGCATCTACTGTAGAATTAAATACTTTACTCTTCTTATCTTTAAGCCACTTGTCTATTGTTGCTCTAGTAAAATAGCAAATGTTTGTTTTAGAATCTAATACGATATAACCGTCTTTTAATTTATCAAAATCATCTTGTTCTATTTTATCTTCAAAGAAATCTTTTAATGTTTGATATCTTTCATCTTCAACAATATCATTATAATTAAAATGTTCATTCTCTACAAATCTTTTCATTAATGCTGATAACATTACTTCATATGGATTTGGATTAGCTTTAGACTTAGGTAATGTTTTCCAAAATATTCCATGTCTCATTAATTTTAATCTCCAAGCTTTTTCATCAATCATATTTTCTGGTTGCATTACAATATGTTGTTTATCATAATCAAATTCATAGTAAGTTGTTTTTAAATCAAACGACTTCATAGGGTTTTTAAATTCATCTATGATCTGAGGTATTTCAGCTTGTATACCTAATGATCTAGTCATACATAGTTCTTTATTACATATAGGAGCTAGTTCTGGATGTTTACTTGGACATAAATAAAAGTATCCACCTTTTTTAACAGACTTTGCTGTATTCTCTACTTCTCTATCTTCTAATGGTATAGTAAATATTTCTCTATTTCTATTCTTACCTATTCTAACTAAATCTTCTAAAGTTATTAAAGGATTCTTTTTAGTCTCAAGTGTAAGTACGTTGAATAAAAAATTGTTTCTATTATTACCACTCCATTTCTCTTGTATTAATTTTTGTACACAAGGAGGATAGTTAGACCACTGTGCTTCTGGTTCATAGGTTGGAGTTTCAAAATTATTTAATTCCTGAATATTCATTTTCTTTTTATTTGCTAAAGCAATAAAAGATTGAAGATTAATCCCCATACCATTTTCTGCTATGGCATATTCAGATGTTAACTCAGCATTGGTATATGGCATACCAACAGCTTTGTTCATAGGGAACACTTCATTGGATAAAAAATATAAAGTATTCCATTTGTTTAATACTTTTTTAATATCATCAATGTTAGCCCAATCTTTTAAGAATAAAAATAAGTGTAAACCACCAGATTTAGATAATACTGGAATTAAAGGTAATTTTGAATTTGTAATTATATCTACATATTTCTTTGATGAATAATCTTGATAGTTTTTTGGATCAATATCTATACATCCCCAGATAGCTTTATCCTCCCTTTCTGGTTTAAGACCAATAACAATTTTACCATCAACATGATCTTTCCATATCTCCTCTGTTAGTGGCTTATGAATGGTTAAGTAATCTGCTTTTCTCTTACCCCTTTCATCCTTACCACCCGTTAGAGTGGCTTGGATGTATTGGGTATTGTTTCCAGCAAATAGTTCCGCTAGTTGCTTATACATAAATTAAAACGGAACTGATTCTGTATTACTTTTAGGTTGTTGTGTTTCCTCTTTACCGAAATCAACTTTACCAAAGATATCTGACTTAATAGCACTTTCATAAAATGCTTTAGTCATTTCTAATAGCTTGGCATACTGAGGATCGTTTAGGTATTTATTAAATTCAATTACCCAACCGAACCAATTGTTTCCAGAATTAGATTCTTTAGTTGTTATTAATTTGTAAGCTGTTGCCCAAGACGGAGGACAAAAGAAACCCTTAGACCCTTGTAGTCTTCTACTTTGCATCATAGAATTCCAAGTCTTAGATTTTTTCTTTTGAGTAGACTTCATAGCAATCAAAGCTGTTTCAATTGGATTGTAATCTTTATCCAATATGTAAACAAAGTGATTACCAGTATCTTCAATATAATTACCATTTGGTAATCTATCTTTATTGTCTTCTCCTCTTTTTGTGTCTCTCATAATAGCAGGATCTAAATGAATACCTACTGGACGACCTTTACTGTCTCCTCTATCTTTCCATTCATTAAATGTATTAATGTATAGACAAGGAACTACAATAATTCCGTCTTTACCTTTATACAAATTTCCTGTTGTTTCATTATAGATATCGCCTTGCTTTGCATTGGCGTTATACTTTCCACTACCCTCATCTAATACTTCTGAACTTGCATATAGTATTTTTAAGATTGGTAGTTTCGTGTCACGTGCTGTGACATACTCTGAACCCTGCCCAGCGGATGCTTCTAAATCCATTATGCTAGGTAGTGGTGCTTCTTTCTTTACAGCTACTTCAGTTTTTACTGAAGCAGGTTTTACTTGTGCGTTTGCCATGGTTACTCCTTCGTTGTTAGTTTTGTTTTATTCGCTGTATATATCCCGAACAAGTCTTCTGGTAATCCTTTGCCATCATTTATTTGCTCTTTAATGAAAGCCTTTAGAGTACCCGAATGTACTGTCGTAGATTGGAAAACATTATATCCTTTTGATTTTAATTGTGCAACTAGATTATTTGCTTCTAAATCTTGGTTCATACCAAAATCTAAAGATACATTGTTTTTTATTAGATCTCCAAAGTTATTCTCACGAAGCCAAGCGAATGCAGCTTCTTTTTTATCCTCAGAGATTTTACCATAGTAGTAGGGACTGACTTTTACTTCAGTTCCATCTTCTAGTTTTATCATAGATATACCTGCTGATTGCATTAAGCTAGGGATAGCATGTTCAGAAAGAAATTTTTCTTGCTCTTTAACCTTGTTTAGTTTTTCTTCAATCGTTTTTATTTCATTCTGAAGATCTATTAGCTCATTGCATTTTACAGCTATATCTTTTGCCATACTTGTATCAACCCTTATCTTGGTTGATTCTGCTTCTAAGTCCATAAAGACCTCCTATGAATATGCTTATATTTATTTATTTGACAATGTAAAGCGAAAAATGTAAAAATATTAATAATACTTTTTTAAGTATAGAAACACGAATGACGAAACAATTTGAATATAAAACTAAGCCCTTTGAACAT